CCTCATTTGAGTTTAGAGGGACCAGTATGACTGGCCTTTTGTGTTGCTTTGGTGTTTGCCCTGCGTTTTCTAAACATACATTCGCTGTATTGTTTATTTTGCCATGTTGTTGGCAACAGAAACACCTGATGAGGCCCTTGGGCCGAAACATTTTTAAGATGTTGTGTTATGTTTCAAAAGTTGTTTAAAATTCTACTTATAACCTTCGTAGGCCTCGTGGGCCCTTTTATTGCCATAGCTCTTGCTGCTATAGTCGGCTACCTTCTGGTGGCCCTGCCCAGTATCTTATTATGGTCTGGTGCAGTACCCTCTTTTGGGTTCGTCCTTTTTACGTCTCCTTTTTTAGGATTGTTCCTTGTCCTGTGGCTTAGGGCTTATGTACGCAATGAGAAAAAGTTGATACAGCAGGTAGGCCCCCACCTGGCATTGTGGCATAATAGAGAAATATCTTGGCTTCCGGGCTTCACCACGCCACTAACTGGAGTGGTGATGGAAGGGTGGGACCATTCCGGCCCCTTCCTTTCATCAATATGCCATTCTTTAGGATTACCTCAGTCAGTAGTGGAGGAGGCTTCTAAGGGCCTTTTGGTTTTTGCTTCATTATGGTGGAGCAAAACTATTTACTCTGTGGCATTTGTGGTAGATATACCACTATACTATTTGTTCACTGGCTGGCAGATCTGCGTCTACCTTTGTGCTCTGAAAGCAGGGGTCAGGATGTGGAAGTCCGCACTGTACATTTGGCTCGGTTTCCTCCTGACTCTCTGTTTCCTGCCTGCCCCGGCCATATGGGACACCACTGGTGTCATTATCCATCTTATCATTTCTCTGAGTGATCGTGAGGCAGGGGAGTGGGTCTTGCTGAAGTGGGCAAGGTTGCGGCTACAGGTGTTGATGACAGACACCATCATCATGGTTGAAGGCTTCAACACTGAAGTTAAGCGGCATTACTCCGTGAAGCTTGGAGGTGAGCGAAGGTCTGCCCTTGCGACATTTCGGCAGGTCACCATCAGGTCAGTCAGGTTCATTGATTCCATGAAGCTGCCTGAGTTCGTCCGGAGACGCCTGACCTGGAAGGACGGGGTTAATGACGTTGAACATAGCCGTGCCCTTCTCGAATGGCTTGGTTGGCCAGTCAATGTTGAAATCACTGAGCCGGACATGTCGGATCCTGTCACCCAGTCTTGGCGTGACTGGCTAATTTGTGGCTCCGATTTTCGGACTGGCATTTCACAGCTTCAAGTCCATTACGACAAGAATTTGGATCATTTGAGGGCCATGGCTCTTGAGTACAAAAGGACAGAAACATATCAATCCATTGGAGCAGAACTGACCAGCACCTCCCGTTACTTTCAAAACAGAAAGCCCGAGGGCCTGCCTGATGTGCAGGATGACGTGTGGGAGGTTCTCGGGACCATTTTTCGGAATTCTAATCTCACACCTTTTAACTACATAATCAAAATGTGGGAAAAGAAATATGCCCTTGGCTTTTGGATGAAGACTCCAGGCCGCAAGTCTAAAATGAAGAGAAGCGCCTTCATTTCCACAATAGGGTTTTCTAATTTTAAAAAGTTGTGGGCCAGGACATTCTATTATGCATCTCAGATTGCCCCTGTGGCCCACGTCTCTGTGAAAGGAGAGGCTCTGCCTCCCAAGAAATGGCAAAATGGGTTAGTGCGTTCAATTATAGGATCTCCCATCACTCATTACATTATGTCGACGGTTTTCAATTATGGCCCCAATCATCATTTTGACTGGGAATCGACTCCCATAAAAGTCGGTATGCCTTTGAATGGGCATTGGATGTCCGATCTCTTTGCGAAGCATGGCCGTTTCGACATTCATGTTGAAGGCGACTTCACGGCCTTTGACTCCACTGTCGACGGCCCTATTATCGAGATCATCAAGGCAGTCCGGAAGCGTGGGTACGACTATCATAAAGACAGGTCTGCCATTTGTGATCTGATAGATATTTCATACGATCAAGTCCTTTCACAACAGTTAGGTCATACATCGACAGGTAATATTTTCCGTAAGGGGACCGGCGAGACCACTGGCCACTCATCCACATCGATGGATAATAGCATGGCCTTGACAATTTTGTACTTGGCTGCATGGAAGGAACTCACTGGGAAGAATGCCCGTGAATTCCTTTTCTTTAATGAGTTGTCCTGTTATGGAGACGACCACCTTTTGTCAATTGCCAATTCCAGGCCTCGCGCCTGGAATCCTCGTAACATCAAGAGGGTTATGTCCCGATGGGGTGTGACTAATAATTTAGAAGTTAAACCTTTGGCTGAATGTGAATTCCTTTCCAAGAGGTGTGCCCGTGTTTCAAACACACTAGCGGCTGAAATGCGAGTGCACGGTGTTGCCCTCCGAACCTACGCCGTCTGGCATAATAAGGCTAAGTTAGTTGGCAAGTTGGTGGCTCCTGTCAAGAATGCAAACCCCAACTACCAGGTCAAGAGGTTGCTGTCTTATATAACTCTGACTGCACATCACAAAGATGTTTATGATGGAATTTGCACTGCCCTCGAGTCATCTTGGCTTAAGAAGGCCCTAGTGGCATCAAAGCTCAAGGTGCCTTCTTATACTCAAGTGCTGAGGATGTGGTACAATCCTTCAGCTCAGCCTTTTCACCCAGACCCTGACCCTGATTCCCTTTTGGTTAACGATGGGTCATTAGTTCAATATGGGGTACCCACACTTGGTGATTATGTTTTAGCTGCTCTGTCTCAAGTGCCAGACCTGCTCAATCCAGTTGTTTTCAATATGGGTTTTAGCCGTGCTTTTCAGTCTCAGTTGGCCCCTCTTTTGGTTTGGGTGGTTGACTTTATAGCTTCAACCAATGGCACTCCCACAAGTGGCATGTTAAACTGGGCCTTGAGGGGGTCTGTCTATTCTTGGCTGGACACTGATGTCTGCGTGCCTGGAACTTCCAGGTCAAATTGGTCATCTCTCCTGGTGAGACACTGGCTTTTTACCAGCTATTGCAAATGGGGTCCGAAATTCGGAACTTTCAGAATGGGCGAATTTCTAGTTCGCCGCATTTCGAATTTGCAATTCTTAATAAATGGATATGTGCACCGGGATTTTCCACGAGTGGACCCTGCTCTCGATAAAGTCCTTGTGGCCGCACTGCTCGGGCTTATCGTGCACGTCCCCGATTGGTTTCTTTTGGTTAAGGGTGTCCATCTGCCCGAATTCTCAGTCATTTTTGATTATGCCTGGAATTGGGTTATGTCAACCATTTGGATGGCAGTGCCTTCTAACTACAATGAACTTGACCCTCTGTTTGCAGTTGATTTTAAGGCCCATTCTCCTTTATTGATCACCGCACCTACTGGCACGGGCAAGTCCACTGGACTTATTTACCATTTGGCTTGCCATGCTGCCATTTGTTTTCAAAAGGTAGTGGTGGTTGAGCCAAGGTCCCTGCTTGCAGTTGGTTTACGGGATTATATGACTTCTACATACGGTCTCGATTGCACTGCTGGAACCCTCGGGGAAGATTTCAAGGAATCCGCCCGGGTTTGGTACATCACTCCAGAGTCCTTGTTGGCCAGAATGCATTTAGTCACAAAAGACTTTCTTTTTGTGCTGGATGAGGCACATATTGAAGAAGATGCTTACCGGCTGGTGAAAGAAATTTTGCACTCTCTGCCTGTTGGGCTGGTCTACACAACCGCCACTCCAACAGATAAAATTATGGCAAAAGTTAAGACCGTCATAGACCTGCCTGTGGCTTCCATTTGGACAGTTGATTCCCGGATCGTAAACTTGAACAAAGTTGAGTACTTGTCGGCCTGGATGCAAAAAGCCCGCGACCTGGTAGCCAACTGCCACCCTAGGACTAGGATGGCAATTATTGTTGACACTCCTGAGATGGCTGATTCAGTAGCCACCCTTGCAAATAGGGAATGCCAGGTTCTTTCATCCAAGACCTCTCGTACCATTGACCCGCGTTGTCAAATTTTCGTGTGCACCAATGTCATTGATGTTGGTGTCACCATTCCGGATCTTCATGAAATCCATTTTCCTGGGTGGGAATATCATGGAGCAATGGGACGTTTTGCCCTGTCGGCTCAGACATCCGCACAGAGGCGAGGTCGGGTGGGCCGCACATGTAATGGACTGGCTTTTCAATACAACCCTCCAGTCACGTTGCCCACTGTGGACATCCCAGTACGCTTGTCCGAGTCTTCTTGGAAGTCTCTTCTTCAAAGTGGTGTTCCACCTAGTCTGGTGAACCACTTTGATTCTCACAGCCTGTGTTCTTTGCTGGGTTTTCCGCAAGAAACGACGTCAAGAGAAGACTGGAAAGACATCGTGCGGTGTGCAGATGTTTTTATAAGTAATCTTCGTCCTGTGTTTAGGGCCAATGTGGCTTCAGAAGCTGCTTCAGGAATGTTAGGCCGCCCGGCCACATTAACCCACACGGGAATGGGTAGAATTAGTGGCAATTGGCGGCAAGACAATGGCTTGCTTTTTGAAGATGCAGTCAAGTCTGTGACTCATGTGGTCAATACTTCTTTAGGGCTACAGACTTCCGAAGAAGGTAAATTGGCCCTTGATGGCCTGTCCCGTGTTCCAGGTCCAATTCTCTCTGTGGGGCCATTGGCCACCGCATTAATGTCTTCAATTAAGGATGGTATATCTAAGGAATGGAACCACAGAAATCGAAACTATACAGGAACTTTTGAAGAAGTTTTTGAAGTACCTCGCATTTTGTCTCTCTTGCAAGAGATTAGTCAGTTGTCTGAAGAGGTCTAAAGGACCGAAACGGGACTAGTGCCCGTCGCACTATGAATAATT